TCTTGTATAGCTGTTTTTAATGTTGTAAATGTCCAAGCCATTATCCTGTACTCACTTTAACTTTCCCAATTTCTGTTCTTAATATAAGTCCTGTTCCTGATACAGGATTAAATCCAAAATATTTAGTAGATGATTTTTCACCTCTATCAGGTCTTGGATTAAATAATGATTGATTGTCAGATGAGTCTACCTCACCAATTTTTAATTGTGGATGATCAACATCAAGACAATTAGGACAAACTCTTAATCCATTACGAATACTATCTTGTATTTCGTATTGTAAATCGTTTAGCTTATAAGTAAAACCACATCTATCGCAATCACCTAAAGCTTTTTTACCTACTGCATAACTCATCTATATAAATTTATATCAGGAACAAATTTAACAGATGCTCTTTCTCTATCAGCATCGCTTACATCGTTCCAAAGTTCATCATACCTTTGTTTAATCATTCCAACTCTATTCTGTGCTTCAGGTATTTTACAAGCTAAATTATAAGCTAAAGCATATGTTAGACATGGTAAATATCTACTAGGCACATCTGCGTTATTACTTGCAACATTACCAGCATCTTCTATTCTTTTTATATAGTCATATACTAATGTATATGTTTCTGCAGAATCAGGAGTTGCCCACAAAACTATACTATTAGAACTTGTGCCTTTATCAATAAAAAACTGAGTTGGTTTTGATTCTAATAATTTAACAGCTTGATGATTATATTCTGTTCTTGATATTCTGTTTAATCTTTGATCAAACTGTTTATCTGTATCACCTGCATCTGTTCTTATAAAAGCATCTACTACTTCTAGAGCACTAGATTCTAAAGTATATGAACTAGTACCAGCAGTAAGTGTCTGAGTAGCTTGTTCTATCTTCCAAAGATTTAATCCTTTGTTTTGCCACTCTAAAAAGATAAGATTAAGAGCACGTTTTGCTCCTTTATAATTGTAGCCTGAACGCAACTCACTACCACATAGATCATAAGCTTCTTCCATAATATCGCCTAAATCTAACGTAAATGCTGTTGTTCCACTTGTTGCCATTATTTACCTTCTTTTTTTCTTATTGCTTCTTTGCCTTTTTTAGCGATTCTTGCTTGTTCTTTTTTACCTGCGACTTTTGCTCTTTGTTCCAACACAGTAAGGATTTGAATTTTTCTAGCAAAAGGTTTGTTAATTCTTTTAACTTTAGCCACAGTTCTACGAGCATCTGCTGGAGTTCTGAAAGCAATGCTAACAGTGTCTTTTGGATTTTCATCAGTATATAATCTCCTCCCACTTCCTTTGGGTTTTTTTCCTGTTCCTACTTTAGGGTCTCTACGTTTTCTCAATTAACACTTCCACCTTCTACGAGCCTGTCTAATTCTTGAATTAGGATCATTTCTAGTTTTAGCTGAACTACGTTTAAGTTGTCCTAAAGACCTTGCACAATAAGACTTTCTACGTTTTGCTGCCTTACTACCTTTTTTAACTTTACCTGTTACTGCTGTTTTTAACTTAGAACCAGGATTTAACTTTCTATAAGCTTTAACTCCTGCCTTAGTCATTCCAGCTCCAGACTTAGTAGATCGGAAATTTTTTTTATTCCTAGGCGGCATCTTCGCCTGTTTTCTTATAGGCATATTTACTACTTAGTTTTTTTACCGCCTTTCATACCACCTTTAGTAGACATTTTGCTTCTCATCATAACTTTTTTACCTGCAGCATAACCTCTATTTTCCATAGGTTTATCATTGGTCATTCTAGTATTCATACCCATACTAAACATTTTTTTAACATACTGTTTATTAGATTCAGCTCCCATTTCAGTTGCTTTTACTTTTCTGCCACCAACCATACCACCTTTGGTGCCCATCTTACTTTTCATGGTGCCTTTACCACCCTTGTAACCCATTTTACTTTTCATTTTTCCTGCCATAATTTTATACCTTTACTTAGATGCAGCTTTTTTAGGTCTACCCTTTTTTTTAGCTGCTGTTTTCTTAACTGTTTTCTTTTTTGGTTTTTTACCACCAACATAAGCTTCATTAATATCAGGTGTAGATAAGTCGTCAGCTATATAATGACCTTTATCATCTCTAGCTCTTACGCCATTCATTTCATCACACTTACGTTGTGCATCTTCTAAATCAGGATCAGGACCAAATACTGGTCTCCAAATACCATCATCTGAAACTTCTAAAACTTTGTATTGTGGTGGAAATTCACCAGTTTCTGAAATTATATAATTTGCCATAATAAATACCTGTTAATCAGAATATACTTTAACCATTTCTAAAACAATAGAATAAGTATCCCCTGATGAGTGTCCTTTAGTAGTAAGAAGAATGTCTCCATTTTTACCACTGCCTGCGTTATTTGGAAGTCCTCCAAAATCTTTAAAATCCATATGTCCATTACTACTTTCAGCAAGCTCCATAAGTAAAACATTACTAGTTGCATTTAAAAATAATTGCACTGACATACCTACAATAGCATGACTAATACGCATTACTCTTACTTCTGAACAAGATGTTCCTGCAGAGTTAGCGGCTAAAGCAGATACATCTACTTTAGCTACTGCGGATTCGCCAGTACCATCGCTGACATTTGTAAACTTCATAACACAATTTCTTTCACCATCAATAATAGTTTGTGATGTTACTGCGTCTGCCATAATTTACTCCTTACGCTATTTGAGTGTATTCAATAATAAATGTAAAAGAACCTGCAGTTGTAGCATCTACTGTATTAGTAATATTGCAATAAATAGTTCTTTCAGTATCTGTATATTGAACAGAAGCTGGAGCTGTTGTGCCATCTTGTGTTTGTAAAACTAAACTGGTTACTGTTACATTGTGAGCAACAACAGTTGTGCCACCATCAAGTATTTCATCAGTTTGAGCTGCAACAATTTGTGCACCAGAAGATGATGTACCTACTTCATAACCAATATCACCTGTTCCAATAACAGGAGAAACATCACAAAATATTTTTATATCTGTGATAATTGTATTTGCTGGTTGAGTAAATTCACCTATAGTTGGAGAATCTCCTGCTGTAGTATTTACTGTTACGCCAGTTGCAAAACCTACATGTTTTACATATTTATTAGTAACAATACCTGTAGATGCAATAGTTGCTACATCTGAGACTGCACCTGTGCTTGAATTTTTTGAAATGACCTTGAATCCGTTTTCGGTTCTTACTGGTCCATTAAAAGTTGTGTTAGCCATAATTTTCTCCTAAAAGAAATGATCTATCATCTTGGCAAATGTCTGCTAGGTCAGTTGATAGATTAGTTATTAAAATCCCTAGAGTTATATAGATAATATAACATAAAAAAAAGGGGAGCGTGTGCTCCCCTAAAAGTTCTTACGAACTACCTGGTGAACCAAAGATACCTAGTGGATCAGATACACCGAAAGAATATCTTTCTCTCGCCTTATATCTAACATTACCAGTATCGAAGTCTCCATCCATAGTAGTAGTCATAGGTGCTCTAACAAAATGCTTCATTCCATCTGGAACATCTGTTGTGATAAAGAAAGCATTTGTATCAGTTAAATAATGATTAACTGAATAACCTTCTGGAATCACACCATTAGTTTTCACAGCATTGATGTCATTGTCAGCAGTTCCTACTCTATAATCACTTTGTAACAATCTAGTTGCTACAAACTGTAGGTCACTAGGAATAATAAGTTTCCTAGCTTTTGCTGCAATTTTAAGACCTCTTTCATCAACATATTTGCCGATTTGAATGATTGCATCTTCTAAAGATGTTTCATTTAAGTCTGCACCTGTTGATGGTCTATTACTATTTGTGCCACCGTTTACAAGCGGGTGAGCTGTGCTAAATAAAGCAACACCATCACCAGAAGAAAAAGTAGTTGAGAATCCATTATTTAATGGAAACGCTGCTTTTACTTGCTTTGTATAAGACATAGCTCTAGCTAATGCTTTAGTATATCTAGCTGATACTGAAACGTATAGATTATCTTCCATAGCTTCTTCAGTAATGCTGAATCCTAAACCAATAGTTTCATGCGTATATCTAGCGACAAAAGATTCTTGTGCAGTATCATAAGTGATAGCTGAACCTTCATCTTTTACAGGAGCTGCTCCAAAACCAGATAACTTTAATTCTTCTTCAAAACTTCTTTCAGAATTTTCAGTTACATAGATTTCTTCGTGCTCATTTTCATAACGATTGTATTCTTCACCGAATAATGCGTTAAGACCAGGTAAGAGTTGTTTTAACTCGTTAGCTCTTGAAATAGCTGCCATAATTTATCTCCCTTAACCTATACCTGTTGTATTTAACAACTGGTGTCCGACATTAAACATTACTAGTACATCAGTAAATGAATCACCAACAGCACTATCTGGTCCATCAACAAAGTCTACGACTTTTAATGGTAGTGTGTTAGTAGTAGCTGCTGTACTACCGTCAACTGCGTTTTTACTTGTACCTATTGCTGTACTACCTGCAGTTTGCACAACAGCACAGTTCTTGCCAAGATCATCTTGTCCAAGAGTTTCGTCTGATTGCATTTGCATTAGTATGAATGGGTCAGAAGCAACATACGCAACAATATCATCTGCAGCAGTTGAAGCTGGATAATATTGATTTGGTGTGAATTGACCTGTTGTTGGGTCTGTATAAGCACAACCAAGGAATACACCAATAGGTGTTAAAGATGTTGTACCAGTATCCTTTTGGACAGTGGTATTAGGGTTATCGTCACCCCACTTTACAAAATCTCCAAAGAATATGGATGTACCATATGCATTTTTAATTTTGTAATGTGTAACTTTTCCTTGATATGGACTTCCAACTACAGTACCAACTGGTCTTGCTCCGTGTGGAGCTGCACTTGATGCCATAATTTTCTCCTAAAAAAAAATTAAATTAATATAACAAGATACTATGAATCTTTACCAAATGTTGTTCTTGATTTTCTTTCAAATACTTGTTTGGTAGCCATTCTTGAATCTTGATCCTTAAAATAAGTGTTATCTACAGATTCCATTTGAGACTCTGCTAAATTAGAAAAATATTCGTCTCTAGCTTTTGCCTTTTCTAATGGCATCTTACATAACAGTTGTCCACCAATCTCAACATTACCTTTCTTTGACCACTCAGAATTATGGTCCATCATATGAATCTGTAGTTCTGGATGATCCTCTAATCTACAAGGTTGCCATCCTTCTCTAAGTTTTCTTGATACATTAGGATTATCAGCATTACCTAAAAGGCTTGTTCTGATATACCTAAATACCCATCCTTCTTGTGGTTCAGGGTTTGGTAAGTTTGATGGATTTTCCCAACTTTGAATACGCTGGGAAGCCTCTCGGCTCTCTATCTCCCTAGGGGTACGCTCTGCTGATTCTTGTTCAGCATTAATATTATCTTGATTATCAGGTAAATCTGACATCTTAGTTCTCCTTTAAAAGTTGATTTGCATACTGCTCAGGCGTTATATTGAGTCGCTTTGCGAGGGCAACTTGGCTCTGTGTCAGATGAATTTTGCGAGGGGTTTTACTGCTATTCCTCGTAGCAGGTGCGACAGGATTAACTACCTGCCTTCTTGGAGTTTCTACAACTTGTTCTGCTTCCACAGGTTGTTGTTGAGATACACCAAAGAAATTTGGAAACTGTTCTCTCATTTTTGTGTCAACCTCAGAATAATACTGCTGAGAGTTCTTTTCAGGGTCTACGCCATTTGCTTGTAATGATTGATCTATATACATAGCAAATGATGTCATTTCTTTATGTATTGGATCACTACCCATAAACCATGGGTTTTTCTTAGACCATGCATCCATATCTGGATCAATTTGTTTTTGTGGTTGTTCTATTTGTGGCTCCACATATTGAGATGCAACTTGATCTTGTAAACTTTGTGCATAACTACCTGCTTGTTGTTCAGCTAAAGTAGCTTGTGCTAACTCAGACTGTGCTGCAGCCATTTCTTCTGCATTACCTTCCTCGTAAGCTTTTTTAAACTTTTCTTGTGCGTTATATCTTGCCCACTGTGCATTATTAAGTGCTTGTTGGTTTAATACATCGCCACCTTGATTAACTATACTTTGTAGTTTTTGATTTTCAGACATCAAAGTTTTTAAAACTTTTGTAGCTTCTTTTGATTCTCTTAAAGCTTGTTCTTTTGCTCTACGTTCTTCGTGATATTCATATTTTATTTTATTAATCCTATCACCAGCAGATTTACTATAGTCTGCTATTTCTTTATCTAAAGCATCATCATCTACAGGTTGTTCTGTAGTTTCAACTTTAGGTGCTCTCCTATCTTCTTCAGGTCTTTCATCTATTACCTCTACCTCAATATCTTTTGGGGTTTCAGTATTAATCTCATTTGCAACACCAAAAAATTTATCTTCTGATGTTTGTTCTGATACAGGCTCTGCGTTTGTATCTATGACTTGTTCTATGCTCTCACTCATGCTCTAACTACTCCTGTTGGATCATCTACTACTGCTTCTACAGTATCATCGTTAATTAAACGAAACTCTTTACCATACATTTTCATACGAGTACCTGAATAAGCTCTAAATATTACCCAGTCACCTTCTTTGCACCAAGGTCCAGTTGGAAATCTTTTTTTATCAGCATAAGCTTCTGTGCCTAGTTTTAAAACATAACCACAAATATTAGATGTTTCTTCATCAACTCTAGTTTGACTAGCTTTAATGATTCCACCATCTGTAGTTTCTTTAGCCTCAGGCATTGCTATAAGTATTTTCCAACCTTTAGGTATAGGTAGTTGGCTTTTCACCTCATCACTAGGTTCTGGCTTTTCTACGCTATCTAACTTTGGGATATTTATTTCTTTTTTCTTATCCATATTTTGCACGACATAAGGTGTCGAGTTCCTATTCTTTTAAGTGTCGTTCCTTCCAATCCAGAACTTCACGCTCTGCAAGAGCTAAACCTTCTATAACTCCTGTCATTCTTTTATACTCAGGGAAGTCTTTACAACTCCCTGTTGAGATATGATCAGAACATTCATTCATTATCTCCCTCAACTTTTTAGTTAAGTAAGTTGATAGTGATTGCTCATTTATATCATTACTCATTCAATTTGCTATCATTAACTAAATCTTTAGCAATGTCAATACCTTTTTTATAATCATCCAATACTTTATTTTCTGATCTTTCTTCTCTATCTAGCAAATCGCTAGCAATATGCATACCTGTCTTTAAACCACTAGCTTCTTGTTGAGCTTCAATTCTTTTTTCTTCTAGCTCTTTATTGGCTACAGCTTTAGCAGCATCTACAGCTAATTTACTTTCATCGATCCTTAATTTACCTTCAACTTGTTTTTCTTTAATTTCAAGTTCTTTTTGTTTAGCAAGTATTAATGGGTCTTGTGCTTGTTCTTGTATTCTAGCTTGTTCTGCTTGTGCAGCATTTGTAGTAGCTACTCTTTGTGCTGCTTCAGCTACAAGAGTAGATATTCTTTTCTCAACATCAGCAGGTAAAGGCTCACCGACTGGTGGTAACTCTATACCCATCTCTCTTTCAACTTGATCTCTAAACTGCAATGAAAGATGTTGCATTAT